AGACTATGGAGAAATTCACCAAGTTTTTGAGTTTTCTTGCATTTAAGTACGGACTTGATTATGAGAAGTTGAATATTGACTTAGAAGAGTTTGCAAAGACTGAGAAGGATAATCTGTTTGGTGATTTCACTATCGATGATGAGTATAAGAACTTCTTGGATAACAATGAAGAGAAGTTAGAGGCTGAGTTTGATAAGAAGCACAACTTCCAGACAAGCGTTCGTGGTATCAAGTTCCGTGGCGCATTTGAGACCCAGGAAGAAGCAAACCTTCGCGCACAAATGTTGCGTGAGTTTGACAATGCAGAACACGATATCCATGTTGGACCAGTTGGCGTATGGCTACCATTCCATCCAGATGCTTATAAGACACAGCAAGTTGAATACTTGGAGCCAGAGCTGAACCAATTGATGCATGAAAAGCGTGAGAATGAGAGGAAGGCGAAGGATGCGTTTGACCAGAGGGTTATGGAGACTAGAAAGAAGGCAATTGCGGATAATGAAAAGAAGGCACTAGAAAGTGGAAATATGTTGACTCAGACTCTTAATGAAAGTGGTGAACTTGTGTCAGTTGATAGTAGGAATACTATTGAAAGCAACATTTTGGCTAATACTGGTGGTGAGGTATCAAGTGCGGATATTCGTGCTGAACTGTTCGAAGGTGACAACATTGTAACACAGTCACAAATGGATTCATCTGCGGTCCAGAATGGTGACCAAAATGAAGATGGTAATGAGTAATGGACTTGAAAAATTGAGTAGAGAAATAGTTAGAGATGTAAATTAGTATAATATCATACAGTATACTAATATACAGAATGCGTTGTTTGGCTGAAGATTGTAAGAAGAAGGCTGCTGAATACACAGGGTTATGTTCATTATGTAAAGGCAAATATTGTATGAACCACAGATTACCTGAGGAACACCGTTGCCCATACTTAGAAATGGCTAGAGCTAAAATGCGAGAAGATATGGCCAAACAATTAGTTGATAACTCAGCACGACCTAAACAAGTGGAACCATAATTGATAACTTTGTAACCCGTTTTGTAACTGCTCTGTAACCCGCTTTGTAATTGTCTTTACTAGTAATTTACCACTGTTTTTTCCGGACATTGATTTTTGGTCCACGTTTGGTCTTTGATGCGTCTGGGTTGTAATCTTCTTCGTCATCAGAACCTAAGTCCTTAGATAACTCCCAAAACTCCTTAGATCCAAGCTTAAATGAGCCATGGGGCTCTGCTTTATACCAATAGATGGCATCGTGTAGTTTATTTGATTTGCAATTGTTATCTACAACCAAACACTCATAGTTTTCAGTCGTCTGATCCATAACCTGACAGAAAGACTCAAACGTTGGAAACATACCAGCATAATTCTCCCATATACGCTTCCTATTAGTTAAATATGGCTCACGGAGAATAAATACATAATCAACATTTGTTCGCAAGTTCGGCGGAACACCTAATGGATACTGCATTGTAATAACCAGCATAATTTTCCAATGACGACCGTTCATGAAAAGCAATCTCATCATTTTGTCCCTAGCCCAGGAATCATCATACAAACAATCATCTAGAATCACAAATGCTCTCGGATCAATTGAAACCTTCCTATGAACACTCTTCTCTTTTTCTATTTGTTTAAGTACCACCTTTTGACGCTTTAATATGTTCTCTATAATAGCACTACTATACTCGTGATGAATGAACAGTTTTGGAATAATACTACTATAGAAACCATTTCCTGCTTCTGTTCCGGATATAACAGTTCCCAATGGAATATCTTGGTGATAATACAACAAGTCTCTTACTAAAAAACTCTTACCTGTATCTCGTCTACCAATCAATATAACAACTGGTCCTTTATTCTCATCGGGACGGAACTTAATGTTTCTCATACTCCATTTTTTAAGTTGCAATTGAGTCATAGCTGCTGCTATATATAGCATTCATCTATTAAATGCTTTTGTAACGCATTATAAATGTTATCGGACCGAAATGAGTTTAGACTCTCTTTTTTTGTTATAATATTGTTTTAGGAGTGATGACGTTTGAGTTCACGTATTCAAAGCAAGCATTTAACGAGTTGTATGAAGGATTACAAGACCAATCGCTAAATATGGTTGATTGTAGACCCTATATACCAATTTATAATCTATTCTTCAATAACTTAACCGAACGAAACTCCCAATATGTGTCATTCAATTATGACATTTCCATTAAAAAAGTCTTACAAGTAGAAGATTCTAACTCTTTAGTAGCTCTATGTAGAAAATCAAAAGAGGCAAAAGATGGTTCTGGCCAAACAATCACCGAGCAAATAGAAATGAAGTTACCTGTATTTATAAAATATGGACCTCTGCTCGATCCAGTTAGGTATCTTGTTGGCAAGTATGATATGAGTGATAACTTGTTGAAAACTATTCCATTCTCGCCAAACGACGAGTGTAATAAAAAGATTGGTGATTATGATAACTCTAGTTACATAGACGCTTTCTTCTCATTTCTCTCTAGTAAACTGCTTCATAATCATTCATTCCTAAATTCAATAGATTGTTATGGTAGTCTACTTGGATATAAAAGTAAATTTGACGTTGATATAACAGACGATTTTGAATATTTAACCAGTAGTGATTTCTTTTTGAAAAACCAAGGTGTTATATATGAACTTGATACAGAGCATAGTAAGCTTGTAAACCACGATTCTAGAAGCAGAAAACAAAAGCTTGAGTTTGGCGAGGATATTTCCAATGAATTGGATATTACTTCTATAGATAACACTGAACTAGATGAACTCTTTGAACTGAAGGATAATTATGAAGTAAAATATGAATTAGGAAACCTTGGTGATTTACAAGAGTATGTAGACCTTTCACACGCAGTTATGAAGCAAAGTCGTAAGAATACTGCAAAATCTTCTACTTGTAGCTCTAGAACCAGTTTGACAAATACATCCACTGAAAATGACGAGAAAGAGGATATGGATGTTGACGCAGAAGATACTAATGATGCTGATAGAGATGCAGATGATATGGACTCAGATAATGACGATAATAGAGACGAACATAGTAATAATAACAGTGATGATGAGGATGATGATGATGATGATGAGGATAACTCTGATGAGGAAGAAGATGAAGAGGAAGATGACATTATTGCAAAAATATACGACTTCCCAGTTCAAGCAATGTTCTTAGAGAAATGCGAAGAAACTTTGGATTCATTATGTGAAAACGATGAAGATTTTGGTTCAGACGAACTGAATGATGCATTACTTCAGGTTGTTATGACGCTGATTACTTACAAACGATGCTTTGATTTTCAACATAATGATCTTCATACAAATAATGTAATGTATATACCAACCGATAAACAGTATTTATACTATAAAGTGGATGGTAAATATTACAAAGTCCCTACTCATGGTCGCATTTTTAAAATCATAGACTTTGGAAGAGCAACATACAAATTCCGCGGGAACCAATTTTGTAGTGATAGTTTCCATGAAGATGGAGATGCTCATACTCAATTCAATTTCGGTAGACATTATAATGATAAGAAGCCATTATTAGAACCAAACGACAGTTTTGATTTGTGCCGTTTGGGTTGTTCATTACTTGACTTCGTCGTCGAAGATATGGAAGAGCTGCCAGACGTAAAAGACCCTGTTATTAAGATGATTGCTGAATGGTGTTGCGATGACCAAGGAAGAAATCTTCTTTGGAAATCAAATGGTGATGAGCGTTACCCAGGTTTCAAATTATATAAAATGATTGCTAGAAGTGTTACCAAACATACTCCCATTTCACAACTGGAGCGAAAGAACTTTGCAAAACATAGGCTACCTAAAAAAGCTATTCGTAAAGGTGTAAAAATATTTGATATTGATAGCCTGCCTTGTTACATCTAAAATAGAATATTCGGCAATCAGTTTGTATACATAACATTACACATTACGTATTATATACTCGATAATACGTACTTCATTGCTTATCAAAACCTAAAATCCAGGCGAACCATCAAATGCTTGCACACTCTCAACGGTTGTTGCTGCTGCGTCTCCAAGATTGTTTACTATATAGTAACCAACTGCAGAACTGGCAAATACTAATAATGCACTCTTTATCTGTGTTTTGACGTTTACCTCTTCTTCACGGCGAATATATTTTACATCAATAAATGACAATAAAAAATAAATCAACGCTACAATCCCTGACACAACAAATATATTCTCCATTTATTCATTAAAACAAAATTTCAATTTATATAAAACGCATACATTACCACTCGCCTATATATCTATCACTATCTATCACTATTTATTACTATCTACTACCATCTACTACTATCTACTACTATCTACTGTTTTCTATTATTATCTATTTCAATTCAGCTCAAGTATGTTATCTAACTCTAAATCAAAATCTTCTCCTATAACTAATGATTCGTCATCTTCCTCCTCTTCTGCTTTACGTTTGGCATAATTCTCTTCACTAATCTTCTCCAAACGGTCTATATCTTTTGGCGCATCAATCTTTTCAATTCTGCCGCCATCTGTTACAGCTACATCTGTATCGTTAAATGTCAAACCTGTTTTTTTTACGTCTTCATTTGAAGATGATATATCAGCATCCAGTTTTGATATTACATCATTTGTCAAACTTAATGATGAATCCGTCTTAGATATAGATACTTTAGGTTCCTCATCGGTGTCCAAATTGGATACTAAATCACTTAATGATAATTCACGCTCTATCTTGACGTCTTCCGACTCATTCTTCTTTTCACCTTCTTTAGTATTCACTTCGCTATTGGCACCACCTTCTTTCGTCTTACTTGTAGAATTCTCATTAGCCATATCTTCCTCAACAGACTCCTCAACATTCACGATTTCTTCTTTGGTTTCTACGTTTTCTTCCTCTGTTTCCTCCATATAGGCTCGCAAAATATGCTCTGTTGGGATACTATCTCTCACCGTATCCATAATACATTCACGAATGATTAATTCTAGTTC